CAATGAAGGCGGTAGCGCATCCCTGCGCCTGTCGCTGGTGGCCAGTATTGCCAGCCAGAGGAAAATAACTTACTGCGGCTCTCCTGTATTCCCGCTGCCAGTCTCAACCCCTCCATGCGTGTGCGTCATCAGGCTCTTACCGCCTGCTGTCACATCGTTGGTTACGGTGACCGGGCCGTGCATCGTGGCCGTGCCGCCGTTCTCGCCCATACCCTGCGACAGGTTGCCGTTAATCGTCACATTGCCGTTAAGGACGATTTCCGGGGCGTTAATAGTCGCGTTGCCGGCGGTGGTGGCAGTGATATCCCCTCCGGCGGCCACCTCAATGAATGCGGTGCCGTCGTCGGTACGCAGCTGTGCGGTCGTAGTGCTGATGCCGCTGATTTTCCTCGCCTGCGACTGCGGGCCCACGATACAGAATGCATCCGATAAATCGTGCATGCGCCCGTCTACCGGCTCCTGTATGCCCCCGCTCTGCCACCAGAAATCAATGCAGCGGTCAGCAAATATCACCAGGCATTCATCACCTTCTTTGACCGGAAACGTCAGCGTGCAGCCGCCACCGCGGGGGAAAACGACAGGAACGTCCACCAGTAGTGGATAATCCTGGGTGACTTTGTTGCCGTTGTTGTCACGTTCGATATAGCGGATCGCCGGCTGAACAACAGCGGTAACAGCGTCAGGATCGAAAGACTGGATGATACCGGGAAGCGCTACGCGCAACTGTTCGTTAAGAGTTTTGCGCTCTGACGCCAGAACCTCCGCCAGCGCACCACTGCGGGTTTTATTGGATACAGCCATTTATTTTACTCCGGGCATTAAAAAACCCGCCGGAGCGGGTCTGTTTTATGTATTAGTAAAATCTAAGATGCAACTAAGAGTTCTTTATTATTTTGGGCTTCTTCTGCTATCTCAAGAGAGCGGTAGTATTGCAATGCAGCGGGATCTGCAACGTATTCAACTTTACCGTGATGCTCCTCAACGCACTGAATTATTTTGTTTAAGTCCGTTTTAAAGAACTCTTTGCGAAGGTTAACCTTATTCATTCGCTCACTGCTTAGTTTGTTATGCAATGCATACTCAAGGGCTGGCGCATCGTCACAGCTAATCATTGCGTGCACATCGAATTCGAATGGCACGCTTGCTCCGCTTAGTTCACTTACTCGGTCGAGTGGCTCAAGGCGGCGCGTCATGCCAATTTTGAATACATTTTCACCAAACGAACCGATATTTGAAATGACATAAACATGCCCCTGCTTAGTCATTTGAGCCATTGATTTCGCTCGCTCATACTGCTTGTGAACGTCCTCAATCTCTTGCTCCAGCTGACGGCGAGTTTCTTCGAGTTCCTGGCGGTGTTCTTCATCAGCAGCTAATAGAGCTTCTTCTACTGCTTTGCGCCGTGCTTCAAGCTCTTGCTCTTTGGCTTCAGCTTCTTGTTGCTGCCTTTCCAACTCTTCAGCACGCTGCCTTTCCTCTCGCATTTGACGTTTAATTTCATTCTGGGCGTCACGCTCATCCTGTGCAGCCTGCAGTTCCAGGACCTTATCCCTAAATTCTTTTTCTACCACCTTCCAGTCAGAATGGTCGCGTAGTTGGAAGAAATCATATTTAGCAATTAACGTCTGGTAAATTGCTTTTTCTCTTCTGATATCTTCGAGTTTTTTCTCGAAGTTTCTCAGAGTGACAGAAGCGAGAAGGGTCTTACGTTTGTATCGGTAGGTATCATCAAGAACCTTCTGTATCTCTTCTTGTGCTGAGTGGTGCTGTTCACGGAATATAGTTTCAAAATCAAACGCAAAATCGACAGCCTTACCGAGGATTTCCTTACTTTTTATCCTATTTATTTCGATAATCTGCCTGAGTTCGTTTTTCAGATTGTTATGTTCAACTTCACGAGCAATATCTTTATTTTTATATTTTTCAATTACTTCTTCTTTTTCTTCAATCTCAGCCGCTAGAGATTTTTGATTTCTTAGCTCAAGATACTCAACAACCTTTTTATGTTTACTTATCAGATACCTATAGGTTATATAAGCACCGATAGCGGCCCCTACCCCTAAGACTATCAATATTGGATACAGCGCTTCCATTTACAGTTACCCCAGAATTAACAATTAGAATCATCTGGAATATACAGGATCCAACCTTCGGAGCGCCATACTAAAGCAGCCGTATAGCTTAGCCAGAAACCTTTTTGCAGGGGAATGAACCTATGATCTTAGGCGCATCCATGCTGTTTTGCAGTAGCTGGACGTTAAGGAAGCGAGATTCACTACCTGGGCGGCGGATGTACTGAAAGCCGTAGTTGTTACCGTCTTTGGCGGGCATAAGGCTCATGTCTATCTTTATGCCGTCTTCCCCTAATAGTTTTATTTTCTGAGAGGTGACTCGCTCTCCATTAATGATGCTTACATCGCCCTCCCTTGCTACTAAAGTGTACGGTCCACAATGTGATGTAAAGCCACCAGCTGTAGCCCCTAAGGATGTGAATGCGATAAAAACGATGGTGAATATTTTCACTTTTTATCCCCGATTAATTGCGCCTTGGGAGTAAAGATCGGATGAGCCACGCGCTTCACACATCATATCCATGTACCATGCCTGACCCCTAGTATCGCCAGTGTACATAATGCCGCGCACAATATAAACGCCGTCAGTAGCAATACTGGCCGGTTGTGCGGTGGTGCCTTCGACGGTGATATTGCCGTTGTTGTTCTGGTCTGTGATGCGCCCCTGCGTCATGGCGATATCATTATTGCCCAGCGTAGTGCGGTACACGGAAGCCTGGTTAAGCTCAATCAGACCATTAACCCGGATGTTGGGGTTAATCAGGCAGCGCACGTTCACTCCACTGCCGATAGTCTGCTGGGGCATACCGATCAGCCCGGTGGCACTGTTCAGTTTGATAGCGTCGTGAACCACTTCGTTTTTCGCCACCATCTCACGCTTACCATCAACAAACATCCAGTCAGCCTGGCATTGGTCGGCAACGTTATCCATCAGGTGTCGGGTCATGCCAAACAGCACACGTCCACGGGGGAAGACCGTAGCCGGCATGGCCGGGGTGTTCCCCTCAGTCGCCCCTTTTGCGTTGAAGTCCTTCATCAGCGCTGAATTGACGTCAGCAACGGTATATCCCGCCGCCAGAGTCTGGGTCGTGATGGAGGTGGCAAACGCGCGGTCAGAATCGGCCGCCTGAATCAGCACAAAGCTGTCGATGGGGTTATCCTTGCCGGTGATGGTATAGCGGATCTCGCCATCAAAGATCAGCCCATAATTTCGCCCGTCCATCTGGCCCACTTCATCGGGGTTTACCGTTCGCGCAACGCCGACCTGGTTGGCGGAAACATCCGCTGCAATCCCGTCATAACCGGCGATAACCCTGATCCGGGTAAACTCCTCGCCGACAATTCGGTTTACGGTATCCGCGGCGAGGTTATAAATCTTGAAGGTCCCCACCCTCGTTTCGCTACTGAGATTAAACCAGTCAAGGGTAAAGGTGACTTTGAAGCTCCCGAAATCGGTAGCGTTGCCTTTCGAATCGACTAGCTGCAGCTCAAAATGGCGCATCCAGTTTTGTGACATGATTACTCCGTTACCACATAGAGGTGACTGTTTATTCCGAGATCTCTTTCGGTGGGGTTGTCATTAGCCGCGTTATCGCAGCCGACATAAAGCGAAAAGCCCAGCCCAAGATAGCTGTATTGTGCCAGCAGATCAGCGCCGGCGATCAGGGGTATGCCCTTAATCAGGTCGGCGCCGCTGCTGTCCATGACATCGAGGCACCAGAACGCGGCACGCCAGGTAACGGCCATTTGAAAGCTCTGGCCAGCCAGCGCGATAGCGAACTGTTGATTCTCTGGTGACAGCGGGATTTCTGAAACGGCCATTTACCCTCCTGTGAAGAAACTTACACCGCGGCTTAGCAATGACTCATTTTTAGGCGTTGGCGTTTTCACACCTGAGTTTTGGACCGCTGAGGTATTAGCCCCCAGTTTCATCTCGGCCTTTGCCGCTACCTGAGTCGTGGTCGTGCTGGTGATAATTACCTCACGAAGCGTGCGCACGGCCGACAGAACATTTTCTGACGTCCTGTCGGTGGTGACCTCCAGAGCACGGATCAGCATGTTGGTGGAAATCCGCTTACCGGTCACCACATCAAAAGGCACCCTGCTGTTTTGCAGGTCCAGCAGTTCCTGATAAGTTTCTTTCGGGCTCAGCCCTGCGCTCAACCCAATAGAGGTTGTATCAAGAAAGTCGAGCAGCGACCCGCCGCCGGCAAAGCCGACCTGCATAACGACTTGAGACGGGCGGCGGTAGGCATGGTCAGAAATTGCAGCACCGACCTCTACCGGGTGTTCGGTAATCTCCAGCGTGTCATTGTGCT